GATAAAAATTTAAATTTAATAGGAGTTTTTGAAATAGGTAAAACAAATTCATATTCGTTTTTTCTATTTAAAATTTCCTTATTTAATTGTTTTGTTTGTATTTGTGAAAGGTCAACTTTAACATGAGTTGGTTCACCTGTTTCCGGGTCATCAACTGTTACATCATATTCTGCACCAAACGCTAACATACGAGATGCTACTAATATCGCGTTCTTATCACCTACTAAAATATCATTTATACTAACTCCGGGCTCTACTACGATAGATTCCAACATTTTGTTTATATGTTCGTTTCTTCTTATTAGATTTATAGAAGTTAAAATATCTTCTTCTTTTGCAGTTAATAACTTTATTTCAATACTACCTTTTGATAAAGGATGGTTTTCCGGATAACATAATCCTTCCGATGGAAGTGAAATTATCTCTGTTGCAAATGGGAATGATTTTGGTAATCCTGTTGGATATACGGTTGGTGTGATACCACCTCTTGTAACTTGTTGTTCAATGTTTTGTTCCATAATATATAACTATTGTGTTTATTATATATATTATGTTTTTAAAAAAATAAAAAGGGGATAACATTTCTGCATCCCCTTCTTTTTTATAATTTGAATATTATTAGTATTCTAATATTGCGTAATCGTAAGAAATTGTTAATTCGATAGATACAGGGTCAGTTGTGTTTGACCAATCTAATTCACCGAAATTAGCTTGAGAAATAAATGCTCCAACTAATGACCATTCTTCTACAACATCACCTACTGGTCCTAATAATTGGAATGTAAGTTGTTTTTTGTAGAAAGCAGAATAACCATCTCTACCTGTCAATGATTCGTGTGATTGTCTAATCCACTCCATTACTTGTTGTGCTCCAGATGGAACAATTGGGTCATAAAGTGTAATTGTTATATCATCCCAAGTTGATTTACCTTTAATCTTTCTCTTTACGTTTATATGGTCTAATTCAACTACTTCCGATGTGAAAGTTGGTCTACTTGCTGTTTTGATGATGTAAGATTCGATACCATCAACTGTCATAATAAATCTATTCTGAAGTTTTGGTTCAAACTCTTTGTAAAACATCTTGTCAAATCCTAATATTGTTGGCATCTTTGTTTATATTTTATTGTTCTTTTATAAATATCTATTTTTTAAATTATCCGTTAAAACTTGCGCCAGTTGGTAAGATGTTGAAATCAATTTGAATAAATTCCGCTGTCTTTGTTGGTTGTAAGTAGATAGCTCCTTTTAAAATGTTTCTATCAATTACATCTGGTGTGTTGTTTGAATCGTCCATAATTACTTTGAAAGCGTATAAACCTTGTCTACTTTGTATTCCACTTAAATAAGGGTTTACAATGTTTAAGAATTTAGTTCTAGTTTCTGCTGAATTTTGTTCGAATACTAAATATCTTGATGTAGATGCGATGTACTTTCTAACAGTCAATAATAATCTTCTTACGTTGATTCTATCTAATGCAGATGGTTTATCTTGTAATGTTTTTTGTCCAAATACCACAATACCTTGTCCTGGGAATTGTACAATTGGATTTACTTTACCTTCATATAAATCATCTTTTTCAGATTGAGATAATCTATCTAATACACTAACTGCTCCTACTAATCCACCTCTATTCAAACCTGCTGGTGCGAACCATTCTCCTGCAACATTGTCGTTTGCCGCAAATACTCCAGGTAATAATACTGATGGTGGGACTGTTATTAATTTGTTTGTGTTTAAATCAATTGTTTTAATCCAAGGATAGTAAACTGCTGCGTAGTTTGAATCAACTCCTTGTGCTTGTGTAATAGTTGCTGATAATGATGTTGTTGAGTTACCTGCATCTCCAATGAAGAATGCATCTGCTCTTTGTTCAACCATATCTAATATTGAAGTCCAAACTGAACTATGGTCAGCTCTATTAACATGCGGTGCAATTACCATATTGATATCATATTCATCAGCGTTTGATAATGCTGCAATATGTTTTTGATATGCCGCCTTACCTGCTGTTGTAGCTGGGTCTAAATCCGCTGCATTATTGTTTGGTGCAAACCCGTCAAATCCTTCTTGGAATGCTACAACAAATTGTCTTTTTGAAACATCAGTTGATACATTTGAAGTTAAACTTAATCCGCAAATAGTATCTAATGAGAATACTGCATTTGAACCATTACCTGCAGATGCTGGAATTGGTTTCATATAGATTTTGTTATCTTCATTGTTGTCTAAATCAATACCACTATATTTTGTAGAATCCGTTACTGAACCCGTTGAGAATGTTACTCTTGGAACCAAATTTGCGTAAGTTGTTGCAGTTACTGCTTCCGATTGTCCTGCTGCTCTTATTGGTAATTTGTATGCTGCGTGTGCAAATGGTACTGCTTGAACTGGTGCTTGTTCGTTTAAGTTTGTAATTCTAATATATTTTGAATTATTAACCCAATCTCCAATTTCTGTAATTTTACCAGTTGTTGCGTTGATTGTTCTTTTTCTATCACCAATTACTCTACTAATATAGTTTGGAGAATTAGGGTCTAAATTTACGTTTGCAAATGTTTCAATTATAGTTTTTTTCTTATCAGTATCAGAGAAACTTCTTACTACGACTGTAAATGCACCGAAATCTGTTCCGTTAATTGAACCCGCTGCTTTAACATTTGAAATACCAACTTTAATTTTTGTATTTGCTACATTTCCTGCAGTAATTGTTTCAAATTGGAAAAGGTTATATCTTTGTCCACTAATTAATTGAGATTGAATATATGGAGTCAATGCTTCACATGCTTAACTATTAAATCTTTGTTCTCCTAAAACAATTGCACTTGCACTCACATTTGCATTAAATGATGCTGTAAATGAGCCCGTTCCTAATCCATCTGCTCCCGATAATGAATATGTACTTGTATTAGCTACAAATGCATTATTTTTAAAATACATATATGCGTACCCTTTTTTAGTACCATATGCAGATGCACCAAATGTAGCTTCTATATCATTTGAATCACTTAAATCCAATGATGTAGTGTATACTCCAAATAAACTTCCAGATAATCCAATATCTCCACTTCCTAATGCACTTGCAGTAACATCAGAAAATCCTACTTGTACACTTGAGGTTGTATTAAATAAAACACCCAAAGATGCCGATAATGAACCACTAGATGCGATTAACATTATAGAGCCGGTTTCTATATATCCCAATTTACCAGCTACTCTACAAATTGTTGCAGTTCCTGCTTCTCTTAAATATGATTGCACTGCTAAAGGTGTGTAATACGTGTCATCTACTGAACCAAACAATGTTTCAAATTCTGCTTGTGAATTTACGATTGTTGGGGTTAAAGGACCTTCTTTAAAAGGACCAATGAATGCTGCACCTATTTCACCTACACCTTGTTGTAAAAATGAAAGGTCGTTTTCTCTTGTGAATACGCCCGGTGATACTAATTTCTCTGCCATTGTATATGCTTAATTTTAAAAATTTATAATTCTCAATATAAATATAAAAATTTCAACCAAAACAATAAATCTTACTTATATGTTGGAGAGAAATAATTATATACTTGTGTTACTGCTGTCGAATTTTGTAATGTATTATAAAACAACACTGGTCCTATTTGTCCATTCCAAAATGTTGTTCTTGCACTATTACTTCCTATTGTTAAATAGTTAGTAGATGATGGTGCCGTAAATGCTGCTGCTGTAAATGTTCCTACCGATGTTCCGTCTACATAAACTGTTACAGTTCCTGATGGTTGGAATGTTGCTGAAATCATATACCAAACGTTTGCTGATAATGATGTTGTCAATTGTGCACTATTACCCAATGTACTACCATAGAATTTTACTCTATTTAAAGTAGAACTATCAGATGATTCAATTGCTAAACCATAAAACCCTGCATAGTCAAAAATATGTCTTGTAGTTGTACCTAATGTTGTAGTAGGTCTAACCCACATATGAATCGTACCGGTATTAGTATTGAATTGAGAAATTCCACCATTGATATTTGTAGTAGTATCTTTATACCAGAATTGGTTTGTACCATTTGCTGCAAAGTATTTATCCTTTTTAGTTGCCCCTGCATTATATACCGGATTACCACCTGTGATACTTGCTGCGTTTGCAACACCTGCAGGTCTTATACCTGTATTATATCCTGAAAGGTCTAACAAATCTGCCGTATCTGCTGATTGGTATGATGATGCTTTACCTGGGTCTACATACATTCTTAATCCAGACGATGGGATATAAGGTTGAGTTGTTGTACCTTTATTATGTGATATAGTGCCATTTGCTAAATAAACGTCAAAATTTTCAACATTTAGAGTTGCAATTTCAACATCTTCATTTACTATTTCTATATTATAAACTTCAATTTCTTGAACACCATCAAAATCATCATATTTAACAATTTTATCAGCAGGTAATATATCTTCTGCTAATTTAAATCTATATTTTTCAATTTCAGCATCCCATACCCAAATAGGATGTGTTCCTGTTGCTTTTATTAAACCATCATTAATTGAAAAATATCCACTTGCAAAGTTAAATACTATATCAGAAACCACCACTTCTTGATAAGAACCCGCATTAGTATCTAACATATGAAATCTCCACTCTACATTTTCACTATCAATTGATTGTGATTCGTCTGGTAAATTATCAGGAACCCATGCTTTAATAGTATCTCCAACATTTAAATCTTCAACATTTACTTCCGTATCATTTGTTAATTGTATTTTTGTACCAAATAATAAACAGAAATCAGGTTGGTTGATTGTATTATAAACATCTACTGCATATAATACTTTTGTACTTACACTACCATAGTTTGTTGCATTAATATTAAATCCATCTTCATATTT